AAGCACGAGCTGTTCAACCTCCTCAAAGAGCCGGTGCTCACCGTCCCCAACCACAACACCGAGGACGGCGTCACCGCCACCCGCGGCGTGCTTGGGGTCAGCTGGTTCGACGAGACCGCCTGCCGCCGCGGCCTCGCCCGCCTGCGCGCCTATCGCAAGGGCAAGAATGGCCAAGCGGTGCCCGACGAGGCCGAGGACGCCGCCGACGCCTTCCGCACTGGCTGCGTCGGCATTGCGCTGGTCTCCTCGATGCGCCATTCCAGCCAGCGGCTGCGGCGAAGGATCAGGGGCCTGGTTTAGATGGCGTTATTCTGGGGCAATATGCCGGAAGTGATGGAAAGTCCTAGTATCTATGCGCTTTGGTTCTGGTATGTCTGATGATCGGCTCGGAACATTTGACCGAGGAGAGCGTCTCCTACATCATGACCAAACCGGGGCAAGCGCACTTTGCCCGCGTCGACACCTCCAACACTTGCCGAGAATGCACATGGTGGCTGAACCCGAAGGGCGAGCGGACGAGACTGGGCCTGCTGAAACCAGCGCGCTGCAAGAAGGCGCTGCTCAGTACCCCCGCTCCCATGTCGGAAGTGCCCCACTCGGCCTGGGCGTGCAAGCACTTCGCGGCCAACCCCACCCCGCCAGCGATCTAGAATCGCTCGACATGTTCGCGGGCATGAACGAGCCTGAGCTCTTGATGGCTCTGTTGCTTCAACTCTCGATCGATTGGATCAAGCGCGGCGGCCGGGCTAATGAATGGGCGATTGTGGCTCGTTACGCCAAAGACTGCGTCGAGGCGCTCGAGAAGGCCAACGAAACCCCGCCACGCCGTTGAGCTTGTCATGATTGTGGCGTAACCCAAAGCTGTCCTAACACTCTGGAGGAAACGCATGGCGCAAGGTTTCATGGCCTACATCCAACCGATCGATCAGGGATCGCACCCTGACCAAGGCCTGCCTGGCGGGCGGCCGGGCCGACCTGGCTTGCCTGGCCATCCGGGCGCTCCCGGCCATCCCGGGCACTTGCCTTCCCGGCCTGGCCGTCCGGTCGATCCCGGCTATGGCGTCGAGGGCCCCGATGGCGGCGGCGATGAGGAAGCGGGTCAACTGCCGGTCTGGCCGCTCGATCCCGAGCATCCCGATGTCGGCCTGCCGCCGGTCGCTGGCCAGCCCTTGCCGCCGACGGATCCGCCTCCAGGCACCATCTGGCCGCCGCTGCCGCCGGATGCCGGTATTCCCGAAGGCAAGGCTTTGGTGCTGGCGGCGCTGATCTCTTCGACCGGCCATCACGTCATGCGCTATATCGTGGTCGACGTGCCTGAGGGTTCGGGCGGTTATCCCGATCAGGGCTTGCCGGGCGAGGGCGAAGAGGGTGGCGAAAGTCCCGACCAGGGCCTGCCGAGCCCCCAACCGCCGCGGCCTGGCCAACGCCCTCCGCAGCCGGGTCAAGGCCTGCCGGGCCAGCGACCGGGCCAGCGACCGCCAACCGCTGGACAACTCCCAGGCCAAGGGGGGCGTCCTCCGCAAGCGGGACAACTCCCCACCCGGCCTGGCGCCCCGCCCCGGCCGCAGCCGAAATAAACCATCGACTCCAGTCGACTTGGAGGCCCTCTGGCGCACCGGAGGGCCTCTTTTCATCGGCCCGGTCGCCCCACCCATGTGGCTATGGCTCCATGACCGAAAGAAGCAAGCCCTCTGGCGCAAGAGGCATGGATTGAGCTAAGACCGATTCCGCGGGGGTCGTCTCATGGATGTGGGCCATGGAACGACAGAGCATTCTCGAGCAGCACGCTGATAAGTGGATTCCAGAGCCAAATACCGGGTGCTTGATCTGGATCGCTGGACTTGGCGGCAATCCACGTAGTTTGCAAGGAACTGTAGGCTGGAACGGCAAGGTTGTGCGCGTTCCACGCGTCGTCTGTGAAGAGACAAACGGTCCACCTCCAACATCCAAGCATCACGCGGCTCACAACACTCGGAATGGGTGTGTCGGCGGTCTTTGCGTCAATGGTGGGCATCTGCGCTGGGCGACAGCGCGCGAAAACCAGCAGGACATTTCGGCAGAAGAGCGTTCCGACCGTATTCGACGCGGGGCGGTCAATATTTCTTTTGAAATTAAGCAAGAGAGGTCGAGAAAAGCTAACTTAGCTCGTTGGAGCAAGTAGAATGGAACGTCTATTCTACCACTTTAAAGACCAGTCGGCTCCAAGCACCAGCGCCTACGATCCCAAGGATCCGGAGAGCTACAAGCAATACGTCCGCGCGATGATGTCGGACGCCAAAGATTACGAGAACTCTTTCCTCGCCATTGATCGCCAGAACGCCCAGCTTTATTACTACGGCTACGAGCCGTGGATTGGCCCCTACAATCCCGGCCAGCCCTATATCGGTGAGGATCCCAACGCCACACTGGGCGAGATCCTCAACAAGGACAACACCAACTCCCCTAACCGCTCGACTTACGTCTCCACCGACGTGCGCGATGCGGTGATGATGATGATTCCATCGTTGATCCGGCTCTTCGGCGCTACTGAGTCGCCTGTCGTTCTTGTTCCTCGCACGCAGGAAGAGGTCGATGTCGCAGAACAGGCTACTGAGTATGTAAATTATACGTTTTGGAACGACAACCCAGGCTTTCTCATCCTCTATGGCGCATTCAAAGACGCGCTCACGGTCAAAACTGGGTTCTGTAAGTGGTGGACCGACGATCACAAGGAGATGAAGCGCAAGACATTTTTGAATGTTACTGCCGAACAGATCCAAATGATGCTGTCGGAGGAGCCGAACGCCAAGCTGATTTCGATCGGCAAGCCGGTTAAACAGCCTCCCCCTCAGATTCCGACTGCTCCCCCGCCGGGGGCAGCGCCCCCTGCGCCGCCGCCCGTTCCTCCCACCGGGTTGGCGCAGGGGCCCGCGCCCATAGCCGGGATGCCGTCTCCCGCGCCCACCGGGCCAGCGCCCCCTCGAGCCGGAGCCCCGATGCCGGGACCAGCGCCGGTGGGTCCGCCGGGCGCAGCTGGGAATGCTTCTGGTCCACAGCCGCCTCAAGCGCCCCCCGGTCCGCCGCCTGGCGCGATGGCTGGCGCGCCGCCGCCTCCGCTGCCCCCGGCGTTAACACAGCCGCCTCCGCCGGTGTTCGACCATTGCGTGATCGAGTTCGAAGTCTCGAAACCGATCATCAAAGTCGCGGGCGTTCCGCCCGAAGAAATGCGCCTCGATCGCTATGCGCGGACGTTTCGCGACAGCCGCATCGTCGGCCACGAGCGGATCGTCCCGGTCGATCAGCTGATTGCGATGGGCTACGACCGCGATCTCTGCCTCGAGCATATCCAGACCTCCGAATCCGCTTTCACCGTCGAGCCTCAACTGCGCAACCCCGCCCGCTTCATGGGCACCCGGATCGGCGATGGGGTCAAATACGGAGAATGGTATGTAAAAATCGATAAAGATGGTGATGGCACGCCAGAGCTTCGCTACATCTGCACCATGGGCGAAGATCAACAGATCGTCGCCGATGAAGAGGCCAATCGGATCAAATTCGCCCTTTTTTCCTGTGACCCGGTGAGCCACACCATCGTCGGCGATAGCTTGGCCGATTATACCGAAGACATCCAGAGAATAAAAACCAATATGACCCGCGCGGTGCTCGACAGCGCGGCCGAGGCGATCAATCCCAAGACCGTCATCAACGAGCTCATGGTGACGGTCGATGACGCGCTCAACGACGATTTAGGGGCGGTGATCCGGACCCGGGGCAACCCCTCTGAATCGGTCTTGTTCACCAACACGCCGTTTCTCGGCCAGCAGGCGTTGCCCGTCCTGCAGATGCTGAACGAAACTCTGCAGCGTCGCACGGGTCTCAGCGACGCGGCGAAGGGTCTCGACCCCAAGGCGCTGCAGAGCTCGACCATGATCGGGGTAGAGGCGGTCATCAATGGCGCCCAGGAGCGCATCGAACTGGTCGCTCGAGTCTTGTGCGAGACCGGTTTTAAGGACTTGTTCAGCGGATTGTACAACGAGATCTGCGAAAATCCCAATCAGCAGCGCACGCTGAAGATTCGCGGCAAGTACATCCCTTACGACACCTCGACCTTCGACGCCTCGATGGCGGTTGAGGTCAACGCTAACCTGGGTAAGGGCAGCGACCTGACGCGCATGCTGGCGCTCAATCAGGTCAAGCAAGACCAGCAATTGGTCATCCAAACTTATGGCCTCAACAATCCGGTGTGCGGGATTCCGGAGCTCTTGAACACCATCACCGATATTCTCTCCCTCGCCAACGTGAAAAATGTCGGGAGGTATTTCAAGACCCCGACGCCGCAGCAGATGATGGCGATCCAGAACGCGCCGAAGCCGCCGGATCCGATGCTGATCGCGGCGCAAGCGCAGATGGAGAAAGTTCGGATGGAGGCGGCCAAGGCCGCCGGGCAGCAGAACTTCGACACCAAGAAGCTCCTGTCCGAGCAAACGCTCAAGTCGCACGAGCTCCAGGCTAAGACCGAGTTCGACTTTCAGAAGCTCGCCCTCGAGGCCCGGCAGGCGCATGTCGACAGCGCCCACAAGCTCGGCCAATTGGGCGCGACCTTGATGAAGAGCCAGTCGGACAGCGATCAGGCCGACACCCAGAACCAACTCGACTTCGCCGATCAACAGCAGACCGCTGAGGACAGCGTCCGCCAGCACCAGCAAGCGATGAGCCAGGCGCAGTTGAAGGCGGCTCAGATCGCCTCGCAGCACATGCAGAAGATGGCGCAGATTTCTTCGGCCCACACCCAGGCGATGACGATGGGGGCGGCCCAGCACCACCAGGCGATGACTGGGCACGCAACGGACGTTCACAACACCCACGCCAAGCTGATCGCGGGCGCGCTGACCGCCGACGCCGATCATGAGCATGAGAGCCAGGAGAACGAGATGGATCGCGGCCACGAGGCGGCGATCACCGGCGCGACGCTCGCCAATCAAGAGCACCTCGCCAAACTCAAGCCGAGGCCGAGTCCGTGAACGACATCAAGGCCCAGGACGCCCAGGTCATCAAGGAGCTCGCCAGGGAGGCCGAGGGGCTGAAGGCCAATCGCGCTTTCACGGTCGCAATTTCGACCCTGAAAGCACAGTGGTACGGCGAGCTTCTCGATCCCAAGACCGACGATGAGCAGACGAAGCGGCTGCGTGCGCAATTGATCGCGCTCGAGGCGATTCCCCGCATGCTCGACAGTTTGATCGCCACTCAGACGATGGCGATAAAGAGAGGACTCCATGCCTCCTGAGGGATACGACGAAGCGGTCGCCGCGTTTTCGAACGAGGTCGCGCCGCGTTCCGCGCCACGTGATCAGCGCGGCAAGCCTGTGGCCGAGTCGGGCCCGCCAGAACCGATGTTCAGCCCTCGACCCCTCGAGGGCGATCCGCTGACCGGAGACACGCGCGACGGCGGCGATAATCCGAGGCTGCGCGCGCTGGAAAGGGACGTTGCAGATGGTCGAGTACGGGAGAGGGAAGACGGCGAAAGTTCACCACGATCCCGCCGCGCGCCCGCCGAAGATGAGCGGTCGGGTCGCCAACGACGTAGCCCCGACGCCGCGGAGCGCAATGATGCC